TGTAGCAGTATCACTACTTAGTAAATCATCATACTTTCTGTAATGTGTACCTCTGAAGTTTATTGGATTTGAAGTAGAGTTTAAGTTTGGAACTCTAAGAAATAAATACTCATCATCTTCTTCTACAAATGGTATTAGTTTTATTTTATCTTCATAGGTTTCCATCTTTTCTTCAACAAAGTAAACCATATCACCCTCTTCTAATTCTTCAGGTAATGGTTTATAGAATTTAAAGTAACGAGCAGTTTTATCACCTACTAAATCAAATGGTATAATTGTTGGGTCTGGTATTTCTACATCGTTTGGACTATCTAAAATACTTATTGCTAAATGATATCCATGTTCACTAACCATGTAGTTATTTAATCTTGAAACTTTATTTTTTCTGTAGTTTACATAGAACTCGTCAAAGAAACTATTTCTTAAATCTTCACCTGTATGGTTTGCTTCATTAGCACCATCTTCATATGAAACATCTACACGAACTCTATTGTTATCAAGTATCTCTACATGATTACCTTTCCTGTTTTGAGTGTAATCTTTTGCAGTTATCACAGGCTTTCTATCACCTTTACTTTTATTATTATACTTTATATTATGTTGGTTAATATGTATTCTAGTACGTTTCATATATTAAGATCCTCATGCTCAATAGTCAATGTGGCTTTTATTACGCCTTCTGAATGCTCGTCATACAAAACTTTTATATCATTATAAAGTTTAAATATCTTACGATTATATGCTTCTTCTTCAACATCACTATGATGTATTCTGTATGGTATTTTAATTAAAGCAAGTACCTCATCCTCTCTACCCTTAACACCGTGATCAGCAATTACTTTTATTGTATGTGTATCCATGCCTTCTCCTAAAAAGGTATATCATCAAATTCTAAATCACCATCATCTGTTTCATGCTGTACTTCACTGAGTCTTCCAGTATCAACATCATAAAATAATGAGCAAGCTAACCCTACATCGCCTGTGTATCTAGATTTAAGAACACGTAGCTTAGTAGTATTAGCTTCAATAGGATCATCTGCTTGCTGATTACGCTCCAAAGCAATGACACAATCACTTATTTGTGCTATTGATTGACTGCCTCTCAGATGGCTCAGATTCACTTCTACGCCATTTTCATGCCCTTCATTACCTGCTACCCGTCTAAGGTGTGATACAAGCATTAGACCGACTCCTGTTTCCTCTACGAGGCTCCTTAGCTCTGTCATGATGTTATCAATAGCTCTTCTCTCATCTCCGTCTGACAATGCAGATACTAACATGTGTAAGTGATCGACTACTACCCACTTACATTCACAGCCTACAATAATATATCTTAGTTTAGAAAATACTTCATCTATATCGTTCATACCAAAGTGTGCATGTATATATACTTTATCTTCATCTGTCATCTTCTTGAATAGACCGTCAAGAGTATCTTCATCGTATTTGTTTCTGATCTCTTCAATATACAATCTATCATTAGCTTCGATAGATACTATACCATCGACTGTACGCTTCCAATCTTCTTCAAGTGCAATGATACCTACACGATCTTTACTGTGTGTAATTAGCCAGTGTTCCAGCTCTCTTGTAATACTGGACTTACCTAATCCTGTACCACCTGTAAATGTTACAAGCTCTGACTTACGCATACCAAATAACTTTTCATTTAATCCTTGCCAAGGATATGGAATGCTTTCTTTCTGGCTACGATCTTTCCATTCATCAAGTTTCTCAGATACACGGATAATACCAGAAGGTGTAAATGTTTTAGCTTGCCAAAAACAATCGACAAACTTTTTATGTTGATTAGCTTTCAACATATCATTAGCATCTTTATAACCTTCAGGAATATTCATAATCTTAGCTTTGTTAGGTCTGAATAAAGCTGCAACTTTATTGGCTGCTTCCTTTCCCGGCTTGTCATTATCAAAACATATTATTACATTATCAAAAGATTCTAAAAATTCTAAATTCTTTTTGATATCTCCTGCTGCACTTTCTGCTCCATTCTTAATTGAAACTACAGGCCATCTGCTTCCTGTCATTTCATGAGCTGCCATTGCATCACATTCACCTTCAACTAACGTGACATACTTGCCACCTTTGCTGAACACTTGCTGACCAAATAAATTTCCTTCTTGAATACTCCCTTGGCTTTTAAATCCTTTACCTTCAATGGTTCTTATTTTATAAGCAACAAGATCTTTATCATTGTAGTAAGGATAATAATGTTTAGCAATATTTCCTTCTTGATCATAGGTTACACGTACACCATACTTAGCTGCTGTTTCTTCTGATATACCTCTATCAGTCAACGCACCTACTACACCTACATAATCATCACTAGAAAAATATACTACATTAGAACTTTCTTTCTTAACTGTGTCCTGAACAGGACTATCAAAATCTGGCATGAATTCTCCACAACTAAAACATTTTGCTGATCCGTCATCATTAATACTAACAGCATCACTACTGTTACACAATGGACAAGCTACATGATATTTAACAAACGTCATCTAAACTCCTAATTTATTTATAAAGGAATGGGGAAGCCCCACATTGCGTAGGGGCTTCACCAGTACGACATCTATTCTGCTTTCACCTCCTCTTCTTCAACTTCAGTAAACTCAGCTCCAACAATAGCCTCTTCAGTTAGCCCTGCTTTTATTACATTATTATAATGAGCTTGCGCTGCTTTATAATAATTAAGAATAATTTCAGCTTGACGTAACTCATTCTGTTGTAGCTGTGCCAGCAACATAAAAGCTTGTTGAGCTTCCGGGGTTAGTTTAGATACATCGTAATCTGTTTCCTCATTACGATATACAGCTTTAGGTGCTTGTTGTTCTACTTCACTCATTAGAACTCATCTCCATCATCAAGACCAAACTCTGCTCCATCAGATGCTCTATCACCATAAGGTACTAAATCTAAAACTTGCATTGCTTGAAAATCTAAACCTTTAAAATCTCCAAACTGATTAGATGTTTCCCATTCATGATATTGGACTTTAACTTTAGAACCATTTCCAACAAGATCGGTCATAGGTTGTTTATTAGAATCCACTAACTTAGGTGCAGGTCGTTCTTTACCATTCTTATCCCTAGCTTTACGCTTGATAACAATGCTTGGCCCTTCATCCATCTGTTTAATCTTGTGGCCTCTCTTAGCAAATTCTTTTGCTGTAGAATCATCCACCAATAAATTAACAGAATAGACAGGTTCAAATTTAGTATTAGGTGTGGTTACTGAAGCCCAATAAGCTAAACCTTCAACTAGTGCCATATTTTTTCTCCTTAATTAAAGTTGGCTAGACAAGACTATACAAACTGTACAGCCTTGTCAAGGGTTTTATTTAAGCTGCTAACTTAAATACTGGATTGTGATTAACTAACTTCCTAACATCTTCCATCTTAGTAGCACGTAAATGATGTATGCCACCATCTTTTTTAGTATTAAGATGATTGCTAGTCCAATCAGTCATTGTATTATATAAAGCCCATAGATTACTACCTAATGAAGGTCTGTATTCATGGATATATAAATTCCATAGAGTACTAAGAGGACTGTTAGCTCTTGTTGAGCCATCCTGATTCTTAGTAGCTACATCAAGAGTCTCAGCAATACTTTGCCTATTTGAATGTATATCATCTAATTGGCTAATAGCATGGTTATTCCTAGACAAAGTAGCAATAGCTTGGAATGCTTCTTTATCTGTTACTGGAGTGTCAATCCATTTAGTCCATTTATCTGTTTCATCCAAGAAAACTTCCAAGCAATTCATTACCTGCATAGCTCCCTTATCATAATTAATATTTTTAGTATGACGTTGCTTAGATACTGCAATCGTTGTACCAAATACACATAGGTTTGTACATATCATTCTCCATGCACCACCTTCAAATACTGTAGGCCATGTACCATCAAAGCTATTCCTACCTAGAATCTCTAGACTTACATCACCAGTACCACCTACATTAATAGTATGAGCAGGAAATTTATAATTTACAAATGCTCTGCCTCCACCATCTGATACATTTATTGTTCTTGTCATACCTTCCAAGTTCAATCTAGATTTAATAATATTCTCTTCAATCTTTTCAAACTGTTTTGCATGAGACAAAGGATTAGAATACTTATTACCTACAGTAGATATATACTCTCCTGTATTACCGTTCAACAACACCTTTCTATTTGGTATGTAATGAGTCTCACCATTTAGTTTATAAGATGCGCCTACTTCTTGAACATCAAAGTCAACATCAGTACCCATGTATCCAAGGTCTGCAAATGCTAATCTTCTCTGTTCTTCTCGGGAATTGAATGAAACTAAATTCATTAATTTTCTCCATTTATTTTATTGAAAGTTGTGTGGAAACCCACATAAAGAGGGGTTCCACAACAACGAGGGTTACTGGATAACATATGTAAATTTATCCAGCTTTTCACTACGCTTGATCCTAGCCATCAACATTTGTGCAGCTAAGTCTTGCTCAGTAGTAAATTTTTTCTTGTTTAATCTTGCTTTAAGATGGGAAGAACTACCTAAACCTAATGCTCTAGCTAACGCTCTCCAACCTTGATCATTAGGATTAGATTGATCTTTTAACTTATCAGCTAACCATATTAATTTATCTTTGTATTCCATATGACTAGCCTATAAAGGATTTATTTGATAGTTATAAGCCCAATGATTGTCATGAAAATTAACAACATATTCTTTTTCATTAGCTTGAAAATCTTTCCAGCTTATTTTATTTATATATTTATTAGTGCCTTCATCTTTAATTTTTTGAATTTTAGTTACTTTAGCTACTCTAGGCGGCTCAGAACCCCAAGCACCTCTATGAACAACATCATCATTTACTTCAAGATATTCTTTATGACCATCTTTAAGTATACTCATTAAGTTACTTAACTCAGTTTCAAATTCTAACATTTAAATTTCCTTATGGTTTATAATTAAAATGCTTATTGATCATAGCAGTTAATAGCAATTTCCGTTCAATAAGCATCCTAAACTTAATAGATTATATCACGATAAAAGATTTTGTAAAGTCCCCGGTATATCTTTTTGTAAATTTCTTACAACTTCTTGACTTTCAATCTCCATTCTTGCATGAGTAGCACAATAATAATTTAACTGTCCTGTAAATTCTCCAGTTAAATATACTGATACTTTCCTTGAACAATTAGATACAGAACATTTAAGTTCATGTTCTATTTTATCTCTAAGTTTCATCTTCAATATCCTCAATTTCAAAATCATTTAATATTTCTAATATTTCTGACATGCTTTTAAAAGAAACATCACAATAAGAACAATCAATAAGTTCTGTACTGAATCCTGTAGTATCAAAAATTTCAGCAGGAGTAGTAAACAAAACTACTCCATCATCTCCATCAAAGTAAAGAACACTACATTTATAAGGTTCTGAATGAACAATAAAATATGGATCAACAAGACCATATCTATGTTCGTTATATTCATCTTCACTAAGATTAAATTCCTCATAGATTTTATTTGATTCCATCTTCAAAATCCTCAAACAATTCTTCAGGCGTAGGAAATTCAAAGTCTACAGTTCTTCCTTTTACTATTGATCTGTTACCATCATGAATTAAAACTGGCTCCATAAACTTTCCATTAGGATCTTCTTCCTTTTCATCTGCAAAGATAGGATGTGTAATAGTATTTTGTCTAAGAGATTTAGTCCAAGCTTTAAAAATATCATAAGCTTCAGCTCTTTCAAGGCCATACAACTCTCTCAATAAACTAGGTGCGCTCATCATATTGACTTCACCTCGTTCTCTCAACTCATTCAACGTAGCAAAATAATGTTCGTAATCTGTAGTAGATTCCATTGTAATCCTCACTTATAAAAGATATGATTGTTAATAACAACAGTAGGAGTTAACTCATCAGACCAATATGGTTTGTCAATGTAATTAGCATGATACCACAATGATCCTTCAGTTATATCCATGTCATCAAAGTTAATTAATCTGAAAGCTAAGATAATACTTTCCATCCAAGTTTCAGAGTCTGTAGGTACATCTGATTTACCATCACAGTACCAACTAAACTGACATCTATGTCTTGTTTCACCTCCTTGATATACAACTTCACAAATAGTATGCGGAAACATACCATGATTTTTTCTGTTAATAGTAACCTGACCTACAGCAATACGACCTGCTAATGGCTGATTACCTGCTTCAAAATAAATATTCTTAGCTAGACAATGAGCTTCACTATCTTTATCATAAGCTTTTGCAGTATTACAAGTAACCAACAACAACAAAGATAGTAAGATGAGCATAGCTATGTTGTATCTAAAATCCTTTTTCATCTTCAGACCTCTCTTTCAAAAATAAATCAAACTTATCTTTAGTATGCCTGAGATTAGATACAAGCTTATGAGCATTAGCTTCATTCAAAGCTTCCAAACATGCTTCAAAGATATCATCAGGATCAAAGTCTAAATCTTTAGCTAGATCTATTCCTTTGTTCTTTACAAACTGTTGATCCCAATCAAATCCATGTAACACATCTACATAGTGACTTAGCTTATCTGACATATTAATCCTCCAATTTTCTGTAAGCTTCATACTCAATCTTATCACTAAACTCTAACCAAGGATAACTATTTTCCATAGTAAAGAAATAACTTAGCATATGACTTTGATGATATGTTGTAGGTTCTCTCCAAGTATCACCAGAATCACTAACAGTATTATAATACAATCCTAAAGCAAGTCCTTCTTTCTTGAC